GAATACAAAGCAGACATTGACGAGCATATTGTATGGGCACCACAAACCGGTCCCCAGGAAGCTCTCATTCATTGTCCGATTACCTTAGTCGGCTACGGCGGCGCACGAGGTGGCGGTAAAACAGACGGTGTTTTAGGTAAATTTGCTATAAAGCAAGAACATCTTGGGGTGGACTTTAACGCCATCTTCTTCCGTAAAGAGTTACCTCAGGCAGATGACCTTATTGAGCGTGCTAAGCAGATTTACCTGCCGTTAAATGCTCACTATCAAGACCAAAAGAAGCAGTTTACGTTCCCTAAAGGAGGACGTTTACGGTTTCGTCCTATGGCTAATGATGCGGATGCTGAAAAGTATCAGGGTCAAAACCTGTCAGATTGCGCTATCGAAGAAGCCGGTAACTACTCCGACCCAAGCTGTATTTGGAAGCTATTTGGAGCGTTGCGAGGTAAAGGTGGTGGGCAAATCCTTCTGACGTTTAACCCAGGCGGCGTAGGTCACGGATGGCTTAAAGAACTATTCATCAAGCCAGCGCCAAAGGGCATGAAGGTTTTACGCAAAGACCTCCCAAATGGGGCGTACTTTGAATACATCTACATTCCAAGCAGGGTACACGATAACCAGATTCTTTTGGCTCGTGACCCTGAATACATTAACCGCCTACACATGGTCGGCAGTCCTGAGCTTGTCCGAGCATGGCTAGAGGGAGACTTTGAAATCCATGAAGGTTCTTATTTTCATGAATTTTCTTCACGCCATATTGTTGCACCTTTTAACGTACCTAAGCATTGGCCTCGTTACCTTGGGTACGATTGGGGCTATCGTTCTCCTTTCGCCGCTGTATGGGGCGCTGTATCTAGTGGGCGGGATGATAGAGGCAATGAAGTACCGTACCCTAAAGGCTCAATTATCATATATCGAGAAATGTGGGGTAAAGGAGTTGATAATGTTGAACAAGCTAATCGAATTGCAGCGGCCTCCGTTGGAGAAAATCCAATAGCTGTAGCCGACCCGTCGATCTTCAGCCACGAGGGAGGGCCAAGCATTAACGACCAGTTTACAGCGGTCTTTGCCAAGTATAAGCACCCATCCTTTCGGGGCGCAGACAATGATCGGATTTCCGGCTGGTCCCAGATACGGCAGCGGCTCATAGCTAAGCCTTCGCTTCTATACATCTTTACGAGTTGCCCATACTTGCTAGAAACTCTACCATCCATGTCAATAGACAAACGCAACCCAGAGGATATGGATACGTCGGGTAACGACCACGCCGTAGATGCCTTACGATACCTCTGCAAAGCTAGGTTAATAGACTCTAAGTGGGAACAACCTGCGGAAGTCTTTAACAAAGGTTTGATTAAGCTACAGGCGTATATCTCGCAAATGAGACAGCAACACGGACGAGCCAAAATATGAAATTGCAGCCTAAACCTCTCGTTGAAAAGTATTCCCCCCGTTGGTGGAAATCTCAACTCACTCAAGCTGAGGAACGCCGCAAAAAGTTTATAGAAGCCGCTGAAGAATCCATCCGAGTATACAATGCTCAAAAACAGGTGGGGATTCTAAACGATGCAGAAAGACGACTAAATGTTTGGTGGTATTGTATTAATACCCTTCTACCTGCTTACTATTCTTCCACGCCAAAAGCGGAAGTAAACCTTCGTAAGCACTCAGGCAGTATGCCATATGAGCTTGGGTCGGTTGTCATCGAGCGAAACACTCAGTATGCCATGGACTGCCACTTTGACTTTGACAAAGTAGGCTACCAAAGCGCCTTGCAGTTTCTTGCGGTTGGCCAAGCCGTTCTTTGGGCTCGGTATATACCGAAGTTTGAAAAGGTAATGGAGGAATTTGCTGTTATTCGTGACCCTTTAGGACAACTTATTGACGGCAAAGGTCAACCCTTTGACGGTGACGAGTCAGAGCTTACAGAAGCTGAAGGCGGTATCCTTATTGGTACGGCAGAAGTTGAAAAGAAGGTGTCTGAAAAGGCTATTCTTGAGGTAGTCCAGTATAACGACTATTTCTGCTCAGATGCTCGAAACGAGCAAGAGATAGAATGGCAGGGTCGTCGTGCGTTTATGGACCGAGCGCAAGCCGAAAGTATGTTTGGCAAAAAGGTAGCTAAAGACCTTTCTTATGACAGTTTTCCAGAGGTGTTGAAAAAAGACATTGCTCGCAAAGACGATAAGTTTGAAGGCAAAGCCGAAATTTTCGAAATTTGGTGCGAAGCTACCAACAAGGTTTATTGGCTTCAAAAAGGTGGCGAAAAGACCCTTATCGAAGAGTCAGAGCCCCCCATCAAATTTGAGAAGTTTTACCCATGCGTGGTTATTCGCCAGTCAATAGACCCAGACAGCGTAATCCCAGTTTCGGACTACAGCCACGTTAAAGACCAAATCCTCGAAGTCGAGCGGCTTACAACCCGTATCCACGCAGTTACTCAGGCCATTCGTACGAACAGCCTTTACGATGCGACTTTGGGGAACCAAGTTGAAATGCTTATGACCGGCGACCTCAAGCTGATTCCGGTCACTAATTGGCCGTCATATAAGCAGCGTGGCGGCCTTGCTGCCGGTATCGAAGCGATGAACATTGAGCCATATATAAACGCTCTTAACATCCTTCAGACCGCACGACAGACGGCTTTAGAGCAGCTTTACGAAACGCTTAAAGTGTCCGACTTGCTTCGTGGCACAAGCGAGCAATACAAGTCAGCTACGGCTAATCGGCTAGAGAATCAATGGTCGTCGCTTGGTCTTATTGTGCGACAAAACATGTTCTCTAAGTTTGTGTCGGACGCTATCAGCAATTTGGCAGTAATCATCTGCGAGCAATTTGACGACCAGACTATTATGGAGGTAGCGGATGCCGACTCTCTCATTGAACCAACGCTGCCGCCTCCGCCGCCAATGCCAGAACCGATGCAAGAACCAATGCCACAGGATGATACAGGTATGGCACCGCCACCTCCACCGGCACCTATGGCACCGCCTTATGATCCTCTTGCAGAAATCGACAAAGTTAAGCAGCAGATTATGCAAATTCTTCGGGACGATAAGAAACGAAGTTACCGCATCCAAATTGCTTCGGATTCTATGGTTGCAATCGACCAAGCGCAGCAACAGCAAGAAGCGACCGCATTAATGCAAACTGCCGGTCAATTCTTTGACCAGATGCGAGGCTTGGTAGACCAGTACCCACCTTTGTTGCAGTTCTCAATCGCACTCTTCCAAAACATGATTAAGCGTTACAAAGGAGGCAAAGAAGTTGATGGCTTATTTACTTCAGCCCTTATGCAAATTGGTGAAATTGCTAAAGCGAAGGAGGAAGCAGCTAAGCAACCGCCGCCGCCGGATCCAGTTATGCAAGAGGTCCAAGGCCGGTTGCAAATAGCGCAAATTGAATCGCAAGCTAGACTGCAAGCCACTCAAATGGATATGCAGGATAAGGCAGCTAAAAACCAACTTAGCTATCAAGACCAGCAGCTCAAGATGCAGCGTGATCAACTGGAAACGCAGCTTCTTATGCAGAAGCAGCAATTCGAAGAATACGTAAAGCAACAAGAGATTGCGCTATCACAACAAGAGCTTCAAATTAAGCAATCAGCAGTACAAGTTGATATGCTTAAAGTGCAAGCTACGTCAGAGTCGGACGCTAACAAGCAAGCCATTGCGCAAGAAACAAATCGTATGGGTCAAATGCTTGAGCTTCAAAAGCTGGAGCTGGAACAGATGCGTATTAAAGTCTCTGAGACCGAAAAGCTCATGGAAGAAAGACGATTGTCATCAGACAACGAGCTTGAGCGTATCAGACTTAGCATGGATGCAATCCAAAGGATGCCACAACAAGCTCCAATCCTGCTTCAGACAGACAAGCCAATGATTATTGAAAAAGCTGCTCCGGCTCCACGTCGTAAGCGCAAAGGCAAAATCATTAGCGACACTGAGGGCAATCCGATCGGTATCGAACTGGAGGATGAAGAATAATGCCAACAACAGTATCCAACTCAGCAGCATCAGTTAATCCTGACATTCCTGTAGCTACCATTGTTCGTAGCGGCAACGTGTATCAGGAGATCGTTTCGGGTATTGCTAA